GGAGACAGGTCCACCGTGCCGCGGTCGGTGCCACCAGCGAAGAAGCTGTTGGACATGCCCTTGAGCTCGCCGTAGCGGACCATCTCGCGCACGAGGCCCATGCGCTGGCCGGTCTGCTTCTTCATCTCGCTGGCTTGGTCGTCCTCGTAGAGGTCAACCACCTTGTCGGTCAGCGCGTAGAGGCAGGCGTACTGCTGCAGCGTGGCGGTGATGTCCGTCGCGGTGATGGTGTCAGCCGTCGGGGTCACGCCTTCCGCCGCGATGTGGGACGCCGCGAAGGTGTCCACGTTGGCGCCGGTGATCCAGCGGTTGTCAACGCCGCCGAACGGCAGCCAGCGGCGGAACTTGACCGTCTCGCCGACGTTCTTGGGCATGCGCTTCTGCATGCCGGTGATGCCCAGAACTTCCTTGGGGTCAGCGTGGCGAAGGATTTCGCCTTTGAGGATGCCAACCCGTTGTGCTTGGGTAGTGAACAATTGCATTTGAAACTCCGATGATTGATTGAGGTTGAACCGTTGTTACTTCCGACGGCCGCCGCTCCTGGAGCCGCCTGCGCGGTTCCAGCCCTCCACGAGGGGGTCGGTGGCCGGTGCGCCGACTACTGCGCCTGCGCCGCCGGTAGGCAGTGCTGCGCGGCTCGTGCGCCGCTCCTGTTGTGTGGCAGCTTTCGCCGCCTTATCCCGATAAGACTTGAACTCGTCCAGCGCGCCAATGTTGTCCTCGGCATCCCATGACGTGGCGAGAACTTGCTGGCGTTCCGCGGGCAGGCTGCCCACAAATGCTGCGAAGTCCGTGTGGTGCTTTCCACCGGCGAAGTAGTCCAGGGCGTCCGGGTGTGCGCGCTTCACTGCCACCAACTCCAGCTTGCGTGCGCGCTGCTCCAGGTTGCCCGACACTTTCTCCACCTGCTCGCTCACCATCCGACTCACCACCTCCGGGTCCACGCCCGCACCACTGCCGAACCCCGCTGACGACAAGTCCTTGGCCAGGGCTTCGGCGTACTCGTCACCGAACTCCTCGCGGATATGGGTCAGGGATTCCTTCGTGATGGGCCGGCCTTCACCGGCCTTCGTCACCAGCGTCTTGAGGTGCCCCACGTTGCCGGCAACAGTTGATGCCGTCTTGTTGGCGGCCTCGATGTCGCGGCGGAATTGGGCCAACTCGCTGGCGCGCAGCGTCACCTCGGGATCATCCGGCTGGGTCGTCTTGGCAGGGGCCTGGGTCTTCACGGTCGTGCCCTGCTGGGGGGTGCCTTCGTCGCCGTCGCCGTTATTCGGCTCGTCGCCTTCAGTCCCATCAGGATCGTTCGCGCGTTTCCAGCCCGCCTCCATGGCGGCTTCAACTTCAGATGAATCCGCGGCCTCCTCGCCTTCCTGTCCGGTCAACACGGAGCCCGCCTCAACGCGGTTGTTCTCCTCGATGTCGTCCAGGCCGGTATCGGTGCCGTGCTCGTCGGTGGTCGCTTCTGCGATGGTCATGTCATTTCTCGTTCAGGAACCGCTCCACGGGGTCGTTGTCCCCAAGCGGCGAAGATGCAGACTCGGGCTTTTCAAGCTCGGACTGCCGCGATTCCGGTCCAACCTCGTCGGCAAGGGCCAGAATTCTGGAGGCGAGGCGCAGTTGGCCCCGCAGCAATGTGGTTTCAGCGATGTTCATGTCGCTGTCGTTCTGCGCGCGCATCATCGTGCGCTCGTCTTCAATGGCGGCCATCAGGCGCTGCCACAGTTCACTCCGCACGTCCTGCGGGCGCAGCGAGGCGCGGAAGGCGGTCAAGCCGCGGTCCTGGGTCGAGGGGCCGGTGGGCATCTGCATCATTTGCTCCAGGCCTCACCAGCTGGCGCCCGCCCCGGCATCTCCTCGGGCGGGTTGGCCGCGCGCTCCTCGGCCGCGCTCGTGCGCTCGTGGGCGCGCTGCTCGCGGGCGCCGCCGATGCTGTGCTCGCGGTCCTTGTCGCCCTCGCCCAGCTTCATCACCGCGGTGGCCAGCATCGCCTTGATGTTGTCCGTCGAGATGTTGTACTTCAGAGCGGCCTCGCCCAGGAACTTCTCCACGTCGGACTGCAGCTTGCCCTCGGCCAGCTGCGCCGTGCGCTGGTCGTTGGCTTCCTTCTGCGTCAGCGTCATCTTGCGGTCTTCCAGCTTGGCGCCCGCGTTGATCTTGGCCACCTTCTCCTGCGGCGACTCCGGCGGCGGCTGCTTGGCCTTCTCCGCCTTCTCTTGGTCGGTCAGCATGATCTGCTTGAAGTTGATCTTGTTGGCCTTGGCCACCTCCTCGGCCAGCCGGCCCGGGTGGACGTCCGGGTGCTGGGCGAACATCGGGAACAGCTGGTTGAGGTTGGCCGCCTGCAGGTCGCGCTCCACCAGATAGGTCGAGCCGCGCGCATCGATCTGGAAATCGCCCTTGGCCTCGTCGTTGCCCTTGTGCGCCATGAGCCAGTAGTAGTACCGGCGGATGTGGGGCTCGGTGATGTAGTCGTCAAACGTGCGGGCGATGCGGCGCAGGACCGTCGAGCCGTTGTTGTTCAGGATGGTCATGCCCGTGGCGGTCGTGGTCGCCTCGCCCTGCTGGCCCTGCATCAGCATGGGCAGCCCGGTCGAGTCCTCCGCGAAGCGCAGCGCGCGGTCGATCACCAGTTCGAGCGACTGGATGTTGCTCTCGATGTTCGTGAAGCTGATCGCGTCCTGAATCTTGGCGGTGGGCGGCGCCTCGGCCGTCATGTAGAAGCCCTTGCGCGGGGTCAGCGTGGCGTTGTTGCCGTCGATGGCCATCACCCAGGACTTGCGGATGGCGTAGAGCGGGCCGGACGACAGGGCGCCGTTGTCCATCTCGGCGCGTACCGCGGCGTTGAGCATGCGCTGGGGCGTGCGGACCTGCCGGGCCACGCCCTTGCCGTGCGGGATGCCGGCGCGGCGCTGCCACGGGAACATGTCGTACGGCATGCCGCCGGCCTCCAGCGGAGCCTCGGCCACCTTGATTACCCGGTCGTTCACGATGATGACCATGGCGGGCACGGCCACGGCCTCGGGCTCACCCTCGGGCAGTTCGTCCTCGGGCACTCCGGCCGCGATCATGTCGCGCTTGCTGATGTCGCCGTGGAAGTACCACAGCGGGAAGGTCGAGCCGATGTCCACCTGCCACGCGGCATTGCTGTTGGCGGAGTCCTGTTTGCCCGATCGATTGCCCGGGCCCTCGCGCAGCGCCTGGATGATGTTCTCGGTGATGTAGGTGTCATCCTTCATCAGCTCCATCAGCAGGCGGGTGCCGATGTTGTCCAGTTCCCAGCAGTAGGAGCCGCGCTGGTGGTTCTCGCCGCCGGCCGGGTCCGTCCAGAAGTTGCGCGGGTTCACGCGATAGGAGACGGGCACCGTCTCGGTCGTCGCCTCCAGGCGGTAGGAGCGGGTCACGCCATCGAACACGGTCTTGAACGCCTTGCGCTGGCGCGGGACCGGGCCCTTGAGCACGCCGGTGCCCAGCAGGGCGCTGTCCTCGATCACCTTCCTCACCTCGGCGTGCCACTGGCACTCCACCAGCCAGTCGTTGATGCGCTTGGTGGCGGCCTCCGCCCGCTTCTCCTCGTCGCTCAAGGCGTTGGTGGCCACGCCCATGGGCGAGGGGGGCGGAGGCGGCTGCTGGCCGGGTTGCGGCGCTTGTCCGCCGGACGGAGCAACAGGATTGGACCCGGCCATGCCCTCGGGGCCACCCATGGCGGGCATCGCGGTGGTGGCCGGCCCCGGTGTCGCTGGTGCGATCGGCTGGCCATTGAGCGCCGCGCCAGCAACTGCCTGGGCAGCCTGGGCGACGGGAGTTTGCTGTCCCATATTCGGGATAGGCGTCGGCTTGATCTGCCAGTTCTGGTCGTCGTTGGGCAGGAGCATGTCGGCCACCCGGGCCGCGGCCGCGTCCACGTAGGCGCGCGTGATGGGGATGAAGACGCTGCTCTTGGAAGGCGTCTTGGCCCGATCTGCGATGCCGATGGCGCCGCCGTCCGGGCTGGCCGGCTTGCCCACGTTCGTCTCGCCCTCGGGGTTGGCGCGATCCACCGACTGATAGAACTCCTCGTCCTCGTTCCAGTCGTTCTCGATGCCCGACTGGGCACGCCAGTTCATGGCCTCCTCGCGCTTGTCCTTGAGCACGCCGCCAAGCGCCTCGATCATGGCCATGTTGTAGGGCATGCCCGGGTCGTTGGACGCCGCGGCGCCATCGGCGGACGGGTCGCCCTTGACGGCGGAGACAGATGCTTTGGCCAGTGTCATGTTCAGTATCCCATCGCAGGGTCGGAGGCGAGGCCAGCGGCCATGGCCATCTGCTGCTCGTGCTGGTCAGAAGGGGCAGGCATGCGCTGCAGGATTTGATCGCGCGTGTTCTCGTAGTAGCGCGTGCAGTCCATCAAGTGGTCGTTCTCCTTCACCACCTTGCCGTTCTCGTCGCGGCGGTAGATGCGGTATTCGGACAGCCACGCGCGGCAGCTGGCGAACACCTTGAGGCGGCCAGTGGACAGGCGCTCCCACACGGCCTGCAGCCCGGCCTCCACCGCGTTGTTGGCGAAGACGAGGTGCAGCCCGCCCCCGCCGCTGTTCACGTCGGTGGTGTACTTCTTGAACATCTGCTGGCCGTCGATCTGGGACCGGCCGCGCT